ATTAATCATTATCTCAAAGCCGATTCAATCATTTTCACAAATAACGACGTTGCCAAAAAATTTAAAGAGTATGAGAAACAATATAGACCCGTATGAAGTTCTGTTAAGAAAACTTGAAAAACCAGTTCATATCAATTACATTTGTGATTATATCCTACGAGTTGGAATCGACGAAACAAGAAAACGAATTGAAAAACTTGTAAGTGAGGGTATACTTGAAGAAAGTAAATATGGAAAAGAATATTATGTCAGAACAAAAAGAAATGGTTAATCACCCATCACACTATGGTGGTGAAGATAATCCATATGAAGCTATCAAAGTCATTGATGCTTGGGGTTTAGATAAAGATTTTTATTTGGGTAATGCGGTCAAATACCTATCACGTGCTGGTAAGAAAGACAATGTGGTTCAGGACCTGAAGAAAGCTATATGGTATATTGAAAAAAAGATAGAAAAATTACAGAATGATTGAGAATTATATTAATAAGGTAATCAATGGTGACACCATTGATGTAATGAAAGAGATGCCTGAAGGTTGGGTTGATTTAGTTGTAACGTCACCACCATATAATGTGGGTATCCAATACGACACACATAATGATGAGATTGTTATGGATGAATATTGGGATTGGTCTGAAAAATGGTTAACGGAGGCTTATCGTTTACTTAAAGACGATGGAAGAATGGCTATTAACATACCATATGAGGTAAATGTACAAGCTCGTGGTGGTAGAGTATTCTTTGCCTCTGAGATATATCAGGTGATGAAAAAAGTTGGGTTTAAGTTCTACGGTATTGTTGACCTTGAAGAAGACTCGCCACATAGAAGTAAGACAACTGCTTGGGGTTCTTGGATGAGTCCATCGGCACCTTACATTTATAACCCAAAAGAGTGTGTTATTCTTGCTTATAAGAAAGTTCATATTAAGAAAATTAAAGGTGAACCACAATGGAAAGGTGAACCTTATCTAACTGAAGAGGGAAAGAACAAAGTTGCTTATTCTGAACAAGATAAGAAAGAGTTCATGGAATTGGTGTTTGGACAATGGAAATACTTTGCTGACACTCGTTCATTAACAAAGGCAACGTTCTCGATGGATATTCCCGAAAAGGCAATTAAGATATTATCATATAGAAATGATATTGTTTTAGACCCTTTCAATGGTTCAGGAACCAGTTGTGTGGCAGCAGTTGTTCATGACAGAAGATGGGTTGGTATTGAATTGAGTGAAAACTATTGTGAAATTGCTAAACAACGAATACAAAGTTTTGTTGACCAAAAGAACCAACAGAAGTTACAATTTGAAAACGGAGTCCAATAAACTCCGTTTTTTTATTTATTTGTATATTTATAATTAAATGTTATTATGAAAAATTCGGAAGTTGTTAAATTTTTACTAGAAACACAAACTCAGTTTAGAATACTACACTGGCAAACAAAATCATTCTCAAGACATGAGGCTTATGGGCGTATTTATGATTCACTTGATGATTTGATTGATAAGTTTGTTGAAGTTTGTATGGGTAAACACGGAAGACCTAGTTTTACAGGCGGTTATACATTAGCGGGTAGAGATATTGAAGAACTTGAGTTAACTGAGTTTATTAATTTAGTATGTGAATACTTGGTGGGATTGTCTGAAAGCTACGACCCAAAGATGGACTCAGATTTATTAAACATTAGAGACGAAATGTTAGCGGAAATTAACCAGTTGAAATACTTGTTAACTTTAAAATAGAGGTATATTACTTTTTTACTTTAAAAGGTTCATCGTAATGATGAACTTTTTTTTTGTTATAATATTTATTATTAATGAAAAAGATAATTTCTGAAGGTGGTATTAGAAACATAAAAGAACTTTCTAATAGATACAGCAAAGCGAAGATATACTTTCACCAAGATTTAGATGGTGTTGCAACTGCATTAGCAATGAAAAAGTATTTGGAAGACAATGGAATTAAAGTTGTTGATGTTGAAGTAATCCAATACGGAGATAAAGAATTTGCGGTTAAGAAGGCGGATGCTGAAGGTGAAATTATGCCAGTTCTTGTTGACTTTGCTCACGGAAAACCAATGTTCGTGGTTCATACCGACCACCACGACAGACAAGCCGGAGCTGACGAAACTAAGTCAACTCAGTTCAGAGGGGCTCGTTCAAATGTTGAAACTCTTTCACAGATTGTCCCGGCTTCTGAAATTTTCACACCAGAAGATGTTGCGACAATATCTATGGTTGATAGTGCTGATTACGCTTCCAAAAACATTACACCTGAAATGGTGATGAATTATGTTTATGGTACATCAAAAGAAAAGAGTGCTAAAGAAAATAGAATGTTATTAGGTTTGGTTACCAACAAATTATTGTTGGCTTTCAAAAGTAAACCAGGATTTTTAGAGACATTAGTATTAGATTGTAAACCTTCACTTCTTTCAATCTTCAATAAGATTAAGGAATTAATGAAGACAAACAGATATGCTGATATATCTTCATTAGAGAAAAACAAAGAAGATTACGTTCAGACAATGAAAGGACATAAGAATGTTCAGGTTAAAGATAATATCATCGTTCAGTATGGTGGTGGAAGTATGATGAGACCTGGTTCATATGATAGATATACCCCATTTAGAAACAACCCTGATGCTGACTTCCTTGTTATTGCTTGGCCACTTGGTTTATTACAGGCATCATGTAACCCTTTTAAAAAAGAAAGAGAACTTAAAGGTGTTAACTTGGGAGAGATTGCTCAAGAAGTATTGGGACATTGGGAATCACAATTAAAAGAAAAACAAGTCCCATTATCAACAATCAAGTGGGTTTCTGAAACTGCTGCGAAAGAAGAATCAGTTGGATTTACCTTTAAGGATTTTGCTGCAATATACGGAGACAAATACTTGGATGAGAAAGATGGTGTTAAAACACTTATGGATATTAAATCTTTGATGGAAAAGAAATCAACTGAACTGACTGAAGAAGAATGGAGTGTTTTAGATGGTGTTACCGTTCCTGTATGGGAAGTTATCCAAGCCAATTCAGGTGGACACAAGTGTATTACAAATATATCAGGATTAAACTATATTGGAAGAAGTAAGAGACCACCACAAGGTAAGTACAAGTATGAGTCTGAAAAAGAAGATTCACCTTATATTAAATTCTTAAAGATGTTACAGAATAGATTTGTTAGTGTCCTACAAGAAAAAATTGAGTCTTCAAAGAATTGAGTTATTCACAATTTTTTATAGAAAAAATCCTTAAACCCATTTGTTTGGTGTACTTTGTACCCATGTTTTTTGTTTAACTCTTGTGATGCCTCATTTTTTAAACTGACTATTGAAGTTGCGTAATCAAAACCCCTAGATTTGGCAATTTCATGACATTCATTTTTTAGAATGTCGGCATATCCTCTGTTTCTATGATTTTCATCCACAAATAAACTATGTAAATAAACGGAGTTTTTACCATTAAAAAAATTATCGTCACACATCTCTCTACAATATTCCGTCTTTTTATTATTAAATCTATTAATATCAGGGTCCAACCCAATTGATGAATCATAGTCAAGTACATTAGTACTACCAATCATGTTTTTGTCCTTATCGTAAAGACATATTCTTAAACCTGGACTTACACTCAAATCGCCCTCAAAAATAATTTCAGGTTGGTTAATCGACTCAAGAACCAATTTTTTTAAAATAGAAATTTGAGAAAGTCTTTTCATTAGTTAGTTTTCACCTATTTATAAATATAAGTATATATGAAACAAAGTGCGGGAATAATTGTAAAAGTAAGAAAGTTTAAACTTTAATTAAAAACTTACAGATATCACCTTCTTCAATATTTTCATCTTGACAACGACCACCTTCTATTTCTAAAACATAGGTTCCAGAACCTTCGTAACTTTGACAAAGTTCATCTTCACATGGTTCACAGTTGTGGTGTATTTTTGTTATCTTATAGTTTTCATCTATAAAGATAATATCCAAAGGAATAATACAGTTCATCATCCAAAAACTGTGTTCACCTTTACCCATTAAAAATAGCATACCATCAAATCCGATAAATTCACGACCTATCATCCCTCTTTGAGTTTCAGATTTGGTTTTACAAACTTTGACTTTAAAAATTTCTTTATTTATTATTACAAACATAGTTATATATAAATAGTATTATGAAACAAAGTGCAGGAATAATTGTAAAAGTAAATAACAGATGTTTAGTTTGTAAGAGAGCTGTCGAAATTAATGAACCATCAAAATGGGCAATACCTATGGGTGGTATAGAAGAAGGTGAAGACCCAAAGGATGCTGCGTATAGAGAGTTCTATGAAGAGATGGGTGTTAGTGTTGATGGTGTCATTAAACCTTTATCTAGAATTAATCGTTATAATAAGTTAGGACAGGTAAAAACAATTTTACATGTCTTTATTTTTAAAACCGATACTGAAATCATTCCGGATTTAGATGGAGCAGCGGATGGTTTTGAACACACAGAGTGCGCTTATATGACTTTAGAAGAAATTAAAGGACTTAATATGTCATCAGGTATTAAGGAAGTTTTAACTGATGTGTTAAACTTTTGATTTTTTTGATATATTTATTTGACACTACGGAATATTCGCCGTAAGTTTGTAAAAGATTTAACACTCATAGGGGATGAAAGATACTCGGTAGTTAAATCAAAAAAAAAGTTCACAAACTACTTGACAGAAAGAAAAAAAAGTCGTAAGTTTGTAAAAGATTTGAGATGAAGAGGTTGTAAAGATTCCTACTTCGGTAGGTTGTAAAGATTCCTCCTTCTTCTCTTTTTGAAAAAGCGTTCTTTGAAACAAAAAGATTATCCGTTCAGGAAACACAAAGTGTCGGTGATATTATCCACCGAGTAAATGGCAGAAAGTCCGCAGCTTGAGTGTAACTGATAAACGATAATGGGCCGTGTATGGTCCTTAAATAAACTACGAAAGTAGGATAAAGTGGTCTCCCCTGTGTTGAGGAGACTGCGGTTTGAAACCCCGTAAGGGGAATTGAACTCAAGTACACAAGTGGGATATCACCACACCGTAAGTACCGAGGATAACTTCGTAGGGAAAATGGTTGGGTGACTTGGGAAAGTAGATTCTCAAGTTGAGTTCGGAAGAACGATAAGAATAACCCATAGGAACTCTGTAAGAAATGTGACCATCCAGTTACACTATTGCGGGTCCCAATATGATAGAGGACTTAAAACCGAAAGGTAAGATGGAGAACGAGTGGTGTCGCTACTATCCCTAAGGAAGACCTACCAAGGTCTCTTTATGAAGTAATCTTGAAATATGGAGGTGGGGACACTTCACGGAGTAGTTTAGTATTCTGTCGCTCAAAAGGAGACAGAGCTTATGTTGGACCACTACTCTGACACATCTACAACACAACCCTAAAATTATTACAAAATAACAAAGGAAAAGTGTCCATCAGGTTTGAGTGAAAGGTGACTACATAGTAATGAGCCGTTCATTGCATACAGAGACCCCAAGTCAATGTGTATTGTTAAGAAAAACCTTTAGTCCCGCAAGGACGAACTGGGGTGGCAACCTCGGAAAGAGTTAAGTACTGATAGAGTAATTCAAACCTCAAGGAGTGGTACACCTAAAATACCGTCACTAAGAAATACTACCCAAAAGGTGGTGGATACGAAGGGAAACAATAATCCTTCAAAAGTTTCTTAACATAAGCTGTAATCTCAGGCTTTTCTAATCTGACCTGTCAATTGACGGGTTTTTTTATTTATAGATACTTATAAACTATGACAATATTAGAAAATCTTAAAGAGGTATTACCATCATGGGCGGTGGTAACACAAAAGGAACTACCATATAAGATGGAGTATGAGATTAGACTTCAACCTACTTTGGATGAAGATGAACATTTTGCTTTAACACCAAAACTTAAAGAAGCTTGTCAGGGTAAGTTTATGGAAAGATACACTGTAGATATTGGTGAACACTTTTATATTTATACAAAAAAGTAATCATGATACCTAAAGAGATTAAAGAATTAGTTAACAAATACCCAAACAATTACGAGTTAGGTGAAGAAGTTAGAAAATATTATCACAAAAATAAACAGAAAGAAAATTTTAATTCTGGTGTTCTGTGGATTGGGGTTTTATTCTTTTTTATATTTGCTTCACTCTTGACTTGGATTATAACCGTTTAATTTCCTGACTTTAAACATATTTATAATAAAATTATAAATTATGTTACTAAAAGTTGGGTCTAAAGGAGAAGACGTTAAACAACTCCAAGCAAAATTAGGATTAACTGCCGATGGTTCATTCGGTCCTAACACAGAGAAAAAAGTTAAAGAATGGCAAGCGGCTAACGGAATAACCGCTGACGGAATCGTTGGGCCAGGAACTTGGTCTAAAATGTTCGGAGCGACAACTCAACCTGTTCAACCAGCACAAGTGGTTAAAGAAGATGTTGTTATTCCAACAAGTTCTGAGTTCAAATTACAAAATCTAAAAGGACATATTCCTGACGCAGTGATTGCTCAAATCCCTGAAACTGCTAAAAAATTCAATATCACTAACCCATTAAGATTAGCTCATTTCTTGGCTCAGTGTGGACACGAGTCAGGTGGGTTTAAAGCTGTTTCTGAGAACCTTAACTATTCTGCTGACGGACTTAAGAAAATCTTTGGTAAGTATTTCCCTGGTAACTTAAACGAGTCATATGCTCGTCAACCTGAAAAGATTGCTTCACGTGTTTATGGAAGTAGAATGGGTAATGGTGATGAGTCAACAGGTGAAGGTTTTAAATTCCGTGGAAGAGGATATATCCAGTTGACTGGTAAACAAAACTATACAAACTTCGCTAAGTTCATTGGTGAAGATACTGTGTCTAATCCTGATTTAGTTGCTACCAAATATCCTTTAGCCTCTGCGGCGTTCTTCTTTGATTCAAACAAACTTTGGTCAATCTGTGATAAGGGTTCTGATGTTGCAACTGTCACGGCAGTTACAAAACGAGTTAATGGCGGGGTTATAGGGCTCACTGACAGAATAAAACACTTCAACGAGTATTACAACCTACTTAAATAATCTAAGCCCCCTTGAAAAAGGGGGTTTTTGATTAATGTGTTGATTATGTAATTCAATTATTCTATTATTACCTAAACATAAAAAAACAAACTATGAAAAAAATTAAATTATTTCTTTTAACCCTTTTCGCATTCATTGGAATGAGTGCATCATCACAAGTATTAACGTCTTTTAACGTTGATATAATTAACCTCGGAGGATGTCCATACACATTGTTCGGAAACTATTATGGAGGTGGTATTCAAGGTAGTATTACTTTAACACAACAACCTACAGGAAGTTATGTTGCAGTTGTACCAGCAATTGATAGTCTAAATGTTAGTATCTGTGCAATTTATACTTCACCATGTTTAGGTGAGACTTGTATAAATGAAACAATATATCTTGGGTCAGGACAAGGTGTTCAGACATTTACGATAGTACTTCAAAACCAAGACTCAGATTTTGATGGGTTCATGGATAACATTGACTGTAATCCATTTGACCCATATATCTATCCAGGGGCACCTGAACTATGTTATGACGGTATTGATAACAACTGTGATGGTTTAATTGAGGCAATGCCGACAATTGATACTCTGTACTTTGTTCCTGATTCACTTGTATCTGAACCAAACACTATTTACGTGGTTTACCAAGGTTCAAATACTGTAGAATGGGAATGGTTTTTTGGAAATGGAGGAAATGGGACGAGTTCAAACGAACAATACCCAACCATTACATTCCCTACCTCAACGTTTACTTCACAAATGCTCCCGATTAACTTATACGCAATTTCCATTAATGGTTGTCAGGTTTATACTTCAATAAACTTTTCAATTGATAGTAATGGAGTTTGGACACCGGGTGGAATTTTAAATGATTATACCTTAAACGTTGTTCCTGAATTTATAATTGGGGTTGAAGAAACAATGACTAATAACGTTAAAGTTTGGCCAAACCCTGTGTTAGGTATTGTTAATATTAACACACCATCAAATAGTGGAACGTTAAGAGTTATGTCTATCGACGGAAGATGTGTTCACCAAGAAAAATATTTTACTAACAACATTCAGTTTGATTCTGAAACATTAAGTAATGGAACTTATGTTATTACTCTTACTGACGATAGTGGTAAGTTTTACACAACAAGAATTATTAAATAATAAAATCCCCCTGAAACATGGGGGATTATAATTTTTATATCGGATATGAAAATTAAAATGGGTGTGGTTGAAAAACACCAATACGAAGGTGTTAGAGAATTTGAGGAAATTGACTTGGACAAATTTCCGATTATTAAACAATTTATGGATGTTAATCCAGATTGCACCGAACAGGAATTACTTTCTTATATTAAGAAAATCAAAGACGAAGAGTTCAAAAAATTCATAACAGAATTGAGTTGGAACTCTATCATTAAAGAAAACTTCAGTAAGAACAAAACTGAATTTAAAATAGAAATAGAGAAATGAATGTATTAATAACTGGTGGATTAGGTTTTATTGGTTCTAATTTTTATAATACCTTTAAAAAGAAATATCCTGACTATAATTTAGTCATCCTTGATAGTGGGACATATGCAGCGGATGAAGATAACATTGATGATGTTAGAAGCTCTAGAATAATCAAATTTAGTATTACTGAACGAGAAAGATTATTTAAGTTATTTGAAAATTACAAGTTTGACTCGGTAATACACTTCGCGGCTGAATCACATGTTGATAACTCAATATTAAATCCGATGGAGTTTGTTCAAACAAATATTATTGGAACGTTGAATCTGTTGGACGCTTCAATTAAGTATGGTATTAAATTATTCTATCACATATCAACTGATGAGGTTTTTGGACATTTAGGTGCGGTGGGTTCTTTTGATGAGAAGACTGCTTATGACCCAAGAAGTCCTTACTCAGCATCAAAGGCATCATCCGACCACTTTGTTAGAGCTTACTACCACACTTATGGATTACCTGTTGTGATATCAAATTGTTCAAATAACTTTGGACCAAACCAACATCAAGAAAAATTAATTCCAACAATCATTAAAAGTATCCTTAATGGGAAACCAATACCAGTTTATGGTAACGGACAGAATGTGAGGGACTGGTTATATGTTCAGGACCATGTGGATGCGATTGATATGATATTTCACAAAGGTAAGGTAGGCGAAACCTATTGTATCGGTGGACGTAATGAACTAAATAATTTAAGACTGGTTAGATTGATTTGTGATAAGATTGATAATATTAAACAATGGGAACAGAACTCACAAGACTTAATTACATTTGTTGAAGATAGAAAAGGACATGACTTTAGATACTCTATTGATTCAACCAAGGTGAAAGAACAAATTGGGTGGGAACCTAAAGTTAATTTTGATGAAGGGTTAGATAAAACTATTGATTTTTATTTCAAAAAGTTTGGAAGTAAGGAATAGTTTATCTATATTTGTGTTATGAAAGTAACATTAAACATCCAACACGAAAAATTCGGTAAAGTATTAACAATGTCTTTTGTTGACGCAATACAGACAAAATTATTTTTAAAACTTGTGAATGACGCTATTGATAACGGAGTTGCGTTTAGATACTACAACGTGACTGATACATTAGTACATATTCCTAACAAGATTTTAGTTGAATCTTTAATCACAACTGAAATGGAGTTTGTTACATTTTCTGAACAAGTATTGGCTAAAGTAGGTGAGGTTAAATAGTCTTTGTTAAACAAAGTGGTGGACCAACTTCCGGGTTGGGCTCAAAAGGGAACATTAGTGTTCCCTTTTTTCGTTTTATTTGTATTTATATATAAAACTATAGTTATGTCTAAAATTATAATCACAGAAGAACAACTTGAAAAATTAAAAAAAGCTTTATCTGAAAATACTGAACTTATTAATGAAGATAAAGATGGTAATTATATGGCTAAGCAACAACTTTTTGCCCTTGGTACCTTAGCATTACAAATGTGGGAGATTATGGAAGATGATGAACAGTTGGATGATTGGATGGAATCTAAGATTGCTCAAGCGGAACAATCAATTGTTTCAGTGGTTAAAGCTTACATGTATGACGAAGTGGTTGATGATATGAAAGGTATGGAAACCTTAAACTATAGTGATATTGTTATTGGTAAGTAATGAAAAAGAAAAAACTTATAACTGAAGAGGTTAAAAATAAATTTTACCTATACAATCCTATTCCTATTGTTAAACAGGAGGCGACATTTGTTATTCAAGAAATTTTAGAAGCTTACGGGTTAAATTATGATTGGGGTCAAGATGTTGATTTGAATAGTTTAAATGTTGTTAACCGATTAAGATTTGAAGATTATATTAATCGTATTGTTAAGTATAAAGAGATTAGAGGACATGCTATTGAAGGATTGATGGCTGGTTTATTTAATGGTACACTTAATGAAAGTAAAAGTGGGATTTGGGATTATAAAGTAAGTCAAGGAGAAGTTGAACAGAAATTTTTAAATGATACTACTGAAAGTCCATCAATAGGAGGTTTCACAAATGCTTTAAATAGTTTAGGTGGAGATGCTATTGCAACAATTAAAAATGCTTTATTAAACAACCGACCTGAAATAACAGGTACTAATCTATTTTTGGTTAATGACAATGAGATTACGGAGTATAAAAAAGAAATTTTAAGAAAAATACTTGTTGATATTACGTGTATAACAATTGATTCTGGTGATAGATTAACAACATATTATCTAACAAAAGAAAATGCTGTTGAATTGTTTTCAGATGCTAACAACATAAGAAAACCAAGAAAAGTAAATTCTAATGAGTTAAGAGTATCGTCAGATGTTTTTATTAAAAAAGGAAATTCTTTTGATATCATTAAACCAATTGTAACCGATGAAGAACGTAAAGAATATTTGGAGGTAAGTCAAAGAGATGAAGAAGTTGCCAAGATTTTTGGACCTTATGGTGGTAAGATTAGACCTGATATTTTAAATTGGATAGAACAAAATAAAGAAGAATTTAAAAATTTAGTTAATACATTGTTATAATGAAAGTTGTTATTACAGAAGAACAATATAAGAGATTACTGAATGAAGATTTAGGTGTTAGTCGTGCAACAATTCCTTTTATTAATATTGTCCTTAATGAGGTTACACCAATTGTTGAAGACATGACATTCAATAAAAAAAATGATTCGGAGTCAATTAATTTAGACTACAATACAATGAAACAAGTTGTTAAGTCAGACCCTGATTCATTTATTGAGTTTCCTGTTGAAGGAATGGATATTGAGATTAAATTTGGTTATGTAAAAAAACCTGGTGGCGATGCTAAGTTTAAAACAGGTGGTGCTATGTATCAGATTAAAAAAGAATCTGAAGGGGAATCTTACATGAAACTTCCATCACTTGAAATACCTGAAAAAATACTGAAAGAAATTAATAAAACTATCATAGGTAAAATGGAAGTTGAAGTTTTAATAACACCTACATTTGAACCTGAAGATATTGATGATTTGATTGATGACTTAAGAGATAGTATTACTCACGAATTATTACATCTATATGAGTTCTATAAAAGATGGGAGTCAACAGGTAAGGGTGAAGTTGATTTAATTAAAACATTCGCCGGTGGAATTAATCCGAATGTTCCTAAAAAGATTTTCAAATATTATAGTGAATTTTTAGATTTAGTTTATTATTCAGAACCATATGAATTGAATGCTATGTCACAAGAAGCTTATTCAAAATCATTTAAAATGACACCTGAAGAGTTTACAAAATCACCATATTGGTTTATTGCTGATAAAATGGAAAAGTTTAATGCTGACAACTTCTTTGATGGGTTGGTAGATGTTATTAAACAAAGAAGTGGTGAGGACACTCTTGTTTTTCATTTAAGTAATTTACATAAGTTCTATATGAAACAATATAGACAAATTGCTAAACAAACTAATAAAACAGTACCAAGGGACATAGAGAAAACAAATAGTATCTACGATTTGTTTAAAATGTATGAACCAAGAATTAACAAAGCTGGTAAAAAATTAAAAAGAAATCTAGGACGTGTCTATGGAATTGAAAAATCTTAACATATTATTTTTTATATTACTATTCACATCTTGTACTAGTTTTGAAAATCTAACTGACGACAGAACAAGACCCGAAGATGATGAGATGTATTGGAACAGGACTGAAGAGTTTTGGGTGACACATCACGAACCTAAAGCAAGACCAGTATCAAGTGAGGATTACTACGGTAATAGAGTTGTATTACCTGTAACTTATTACAACAACTATCCTGACTATAACTACTATGATAGAAACAACAATTATTATCCAACGTATAACTATCAACAAACTACACTACCGTTACCACCACCTCCACCACAACACAACAATCCTTCACCGACTATTAACACTCCTAAACCAAATGTAACTCATTATAAAAGAAATAATGAACCACAGAGAGGTAATTCTAAACCTGGTGTTAGACGATGAATAAAGAACTTAACGGGATAAATAAATTTCTTGAGGGTAAAACTTTTGGTTATGACCATCGTGTTAGTTTCAGTGAAAAACCTCAAAAGGGTTATTATCAATTTCATATAGATAAAGTTGCTCAGTTAATAAGTATTGGTGAAATGAAAGACCACCTTTTTGTATCGGTTAAATTGGTTAATGGTGAAGGTATGGTTAATTATTACTTATGTGCGTTTGGTAATAAAGAAAAGATAATTGGAAGAGACCGTGTTAATAAAGGATGGTATGAATTTTCAGTTCAAATAGGTCATGACATTGAGGAATTCCTTAAATTCTTTAGTATTAATATGCCTGTCGTTGTTGATAACTTAGAATTTACCCCATCAAAAGATTTTGTTCCATTAATTATTTTGGAAAATAAGGAATAATTAACGTCCCATGTAAATTTTAAACTCGTCATATAGTTTAGTATCACTATATGCTCTAATTAATTCTTTGTC